GGCAAGTTCAGCACCGATCAGATCCGCTAAAGAACGGGGAGCATTATTTGTGTTTGCTTCAGTGCCTTTAAGCTGCAAGGCATCAATTACGGCCTGGTTTTTTTGTGCGTTAGCGGTCAGGGTTTGTACCTGGTCCTGCAATTCTTTTACCTGCAGTTCGGTAGGGAGCTTCTTTTGAAGTTCCTTAATTTCTTTTTCAATCAGCTTTTTGGCCTTCGCTTCATTTTCCGTTGCTAAGCTGGCTTTTAATTCACTTAATTTCTGCGCCAGTGCTTCAGGGCTTGCGTCTGCGTCCCCTTCGTCTTCACCCGCTTCACCATCACTTGCATACGCGATATTATGACGGCCTGCGCCTATGCGCATACGGCGCGAATTTATTTTAGGCAGATAGCTGCGCCTGGCATTGCCAAACGCCAAATACTTGTGTTTCATCAGTAGAGTTTTTTAAAATGATTTAATAAAATCGTCTATCACTTTAACTGCTGACCCTACCGGCTTCACTGTATGTTTAACGGGTGAAGTGGATTTGTGCGGCTGCACGTTAAGAAGTTTCAACCTTTCTACGGCCTGGATAAGTCTGATATTTACCAGTTCTGCGGTATCATCAGTGAATTTACCCACCCGTAACGCTTCAGCTAAAGTATTAATTTCTTCAGCTGTCTGCAAATATTTTTTTTCCAGGTCCCCCGGATTAAAGTTTTTTCCTACACTTAGCGTATCGGTGTTAGGGTTTGCACCCCACAGAACCGCTGACCCTTCATACAGCAAAACTTCTTTTATTAATCGATATTCCTGGGGTGTTCCGGCTTTCATTGGTTCTGCTTTTATTACGCGAAAACCAATAGAGTGCTGATTAATCGCACCGGTTTTATAAAATTCAAGTACATCATTTCCCCATGTGGTGCCGGGTATGTTAGTAACAAAAATAAGCTGGTTATTTTGCGCCAGCACTTCTGAGGGCTTACCTACTGCGCTTTTTAACATAGGCACGTGATCAGTCAGGTGCCAAATAAGTGAAGCGCCTTTAGGGCCGCGCTCTTTTATGGTTTTATTAAAAGCGGTTTTGTCAATTACGTCCTGGTCTAAATCCAGCGATCCCATTTCATTCATTACCACTTTCACCCTGCGGCTTGCGTCATCAATGTCAGCAACGTGACCGCTTACGGTTTTTTCTTCGTAGCTTTTCATGGCTTGTCATTTTTAGGCAGTCCGGGTATGCGGACATGCGTTTGATCATCTATAGTTACTTCTTTAAATTCAGCAGGTTCTGACTGTTCAGCTTGTATACGCAAAAAATCAACTTGCCTGTTGTGGGAAGCCTGAAAAAGATCGATCAATACACCCAGCGGCGCGCGTGTGTCCCCGGCATATTCGTGCGTGGTCCAATACGCTGCCCCTTCAAATGCAGTCAGTAAAAAAACATAGTCTTTATAAAACTTATGTTTTCTTATAACGTAATTACCCCAGCCCTGAACAGGTTTATTTTTTTTCATATCGTTACGGTTTGCGGTCTGCGTATCTGACCGGGTAAAATTACACTTATTCGTGATACGCGTTTTTTAGGTATCGGTTTACCGTCACTGTCACGCTTCAGACGGTTTGCATGTACGCACCGGCAGTTTATTGTACTTTCAGGGCGCGTCTTATTTCCACCTACACCCGGATCCCCCGGAAATAGTAACAAGTCCCCGTTACGCGGATCACGAAAATAATCATCTGCGTCTACCGTTTGCCTGTTCAGCTGATCATGTGACGCATGATCTTTTGGATCTAATCCCCTTACACGGTGATCACGCGCAGCTATCCAGGTTTTGTTTATCTCATACTCAAACGTTTCCCCTTGCGCGTGATTACCCGCACCCGTTGCGCGCGTTATTTCAGTTCGTACAATCCGCGCCGCCTGCATTTCAGTAAAGGGTAACGCTTTTAATTCACTCACCGTTTTATCCAGCCCCCAGCCCTGGCCTTGCGCTTCCTGCAGTATGCGTAAGAGGCGCGCCCGCTGGGTGGCGCTTACTTCAAAAGTGATCAGGTCAAGTAAATTGCGGCGCAGATATTCTATGATCGTTTGCAGCCAGGTACCGGCATAGCGGAAATCTTTTTGCTCCGGCTGCGGTTGCCAAAACTTTTTTCCTGCAAGCTCATTTCTTAGTAACCTTTCACTGTTGCGGGCATGAAATAAACCTACTTCCTGATATAGCTGCCTGATCACACGCGCAAGCGCCGGGTTACCTACGTCACGATTAAGATGCGCAAACCCCGCAGCGTAGCCCCCGGCTTTCAGCGCTTCAATTAACCTGTTAACTTTTAATTGCAGCGCCGCTTTTACTTTAGGGTAATACTTTACTTCAAACTTTCTGTTTGCGCGTGTGACTTGTCTTATGTAACGGCGTAGGTTCAATATTCTTTTTTCTCTTTGCTTTGCTGGATCAATCTTTTACGGTATGCATCACGCAAGCCGTCCATGTGCTTTTTAGCAGCGCTGCAATTTTCTTTTTTACTTATCGGATATCTTTCATATATCATTTTCTCTCGTGTCTTCATCTTCATCATCAGGCGTATTTAATGCGTTATCAACTTCATTTGCATCACGTTCACTTACCGGCCCCCATTCACCCATTGACTGCTGCCAGGGTTCATTATACCTGGGGTCATCAATAGCAGATAGGTTTGCAAGTTCGCGGCCTTCATTTGGTATGATGATAGCCTGCCTGTAATACCATTCAACCGTCTTACTCACATCCGCTTGCAATTCACTGTAGACGGTCATATCAAAATCAAGTACCCAGTTTTTAGGTAGACCCCACTCAGTTACTGCTTTACGCTGCCAGGTGTTACGCTGCTTAAATAGCCTGGGTATACAGCACCGGGAAGTAAGGTGCTCATTTGCTTCCTTAAAATTATTATAGGCCCGCTGATCATCATTAAGCAGCTGCGAAGGCACGCCCCACACTGAGCACAGGCGGCGCAGGTCCCATTTTTCTGATTCAATTACCTGCATTTCTTCGCTGTTAAGCCCTATGGGAAGCCAACCCATGCTATAGCCGCCCAGGCCTATGCGCCCCCGGTTTTTTGCTCCCGTCCATTCAGTGCGCAGCGTATCTGCAAGCGCATCTATTTCAGGTTTTATCAGGTCACCGTCCACATTACCCACCTGGTTCTGCATGTATAGTATACCTTTCACGCCTTCGTTGTCGAAAGCGGACGCGGTAGCAGTAAGGCTTGAATTATTGCGCTGTAAAAGTCTAAGCGCTGCGCGAAGTGGTGCTACACCGTAGTGCTGTACACCGTTCACGTCCCACCCAGGATTAAAAGTACGCTGGTGCAAAATTTCACTGGGCAGATATTCTTTATTGCCCCAGCCATCTACTGTATACTTTATGATCTTTGCCGGGAAGGTGTCAGTAGTCCAAATATTTGTACGGTGTGCAGGCAGTAACCAAAAATCGTTAGGTATTCCAGCGTTAGCGCCCCCAGGTAGCACACGTCCCAGGATATAGTTATTACCTAAAATACAGTCATACCCGATACCGTTTGTTATCAGGGTTTGAAAATCGTCAAACTCATTGGGATATTGTATGAGTTCACCCCACTTGCCTGCATCTTTTACCGGAGTAAGTGCTTTGCGCTGGTATTTTTTAAGGTCCACAAAATCTTGCGTGCTCAGATCCTTTTTACTCATTAAAGCGCAGTAGCGCTTATAGGCTTGTTCATCTTCGATTTTATAAATGCCCCAGGGCGCAACCCGGCATTTATCCATGATCAAATTAATTATCGCATATACTATGTCATTGATATCATAACCCTTGTCAAGATAAGTGCGGTTATTATTCAGGTAGGTTACAAGTCTGCCACTGATCAAACGAAATTGCGCATCGGGTGAAAGGTTCAAAGCTGGCTGGTTCACGGGAACCGTGAATTTATTTTGCAGTTTCCTTGATAGCAGGCTCATTTATATATTTTTCAGTAGATAAAGTGAGGGTTTCAAAAGCTTTGTGGATTGCGGTGCAGATAGCACAGGCAAGGTCTATGGCCCATTCAATAAGTAGCAGCGGAACATAGAAAAGGTAAAGGGCTTTTCTCATATTTTGGATCAAACCGCTACCGCGGTCATTTTAAATTTAGGTTTTAACTCAAACCAGTACCGCATTAAAATAGTATCCCAAAAATCCGGTGAACGCCTTAGTATCTCTTTCATTTTGTCTTTTGATACCAGGCCTTTTTTTAAATCATTGTCTACCGCTTTTTGTTTTACTTGTTCAAGTTCCTGAATAATTAATGGCTTCATCCACGGCTCACACTCCAAATATAAACCATTTGCATTAATTATGTCACACATGCCATAACCGCACTGACTTTTCAAGTTATCAAAATTCTGTTTGTACTCCGGTTTTTCCGGTGAAGGTAGCGGCTGACCATTATTTGCAAAGCCTTTGTACTTTAGAAAATCCACAATGCCGCCACCCATGCCGTCTTCATCTACCAGCACGTCAGATACTCCGCATTTCAACCGGTAGCGGCTGTCTTCGATCATGGCACCGGTTTTGTCAAGCGTTTGCCGGTCCGTTGCACGCACTTTTCCCCTGAAGCCTTCCCATTCTATTATTACTATACGATCACCGCCCAACCGTGCCACGTCAACCGTTATGCATTTTCTGCCTGGGGGCACGTGTGAATTAGTAAATATATCCAGGATTTTGTCATAGCTTATAAGCTTTGCCGGATCTGCGTCATACTCAAAATTTCCATAGATCAAACGCTGTATGGTTGTTTCATCTGCGGTATCAAGTATGCCCCGCACATATTCTGCCGCATCAGGTGCCGGGTTATCTGCTGGCAGGGCCTGGATAAATTTATAAGTGCTGGTTAACTGGTTTGTTTTCCACAGCTGGTAATACCTACGGTATACGTGCCCCTTATCGGGGTTAAATGTTTCCAGGAACTTACGCCCGATTTTATATTTGCCGTTGTGCATGCGGCCTGTGCGGGTAAAAAGAATCTGTATAGCGCCTTCATCGGTTTCCGCTGATTCATCTACCGCGCACCCGGTTAATTCAAGTCCACCAAAGCGGGTGTATAGCGGGTCACTGGGATAATAAGCCGTATCAAGTAAAAATATGATAGACTTATTTGAAAAAGTAATGATATTCTGCTGCGCATTGTATACAAAATCCCGTCCCGGTTTTACGTTACTTTCTTCAAATACTTTAAACAGGGTAAGCAGTACGGTTTTGCGAAGTACGGACAATTCTTTACGGCCCAGGCCCCAGGCAGTACCGGGATAAGCAATAGACATGATCAGTAACCAGTAACAAAGCAGATAAGATTTACCGCCGTAAGCCGCCCCGCCGTAGCCTACATAGTTTGTTTCCTGGTCCATCAGATAGCCCCAGGCAATAGACTGTTTTTGGCTGGGCTTAAAATTTATTTCTATGCCCCTGGGTTTTTCTTTATTCATGCGGCGAA